ACTGGGCGCCTTTCTGTCTACTGTCTGTCATGCGGCCGATAATAGAGTGAATCAACTAGAAATCAAATCCGGATATGGTTACCTTAGCCCTTCCAACTTCTCCCGTAGGTTGGTCCTAGCTCCCAGGCTTCTCCACCCCGCAAAAAAACCTGGGGGCTAGGGTTCCTAATAAAATCCTTACAAATTTTTGGTAATTGAGTGCGCTGAACTCAGCCATAGCTATAGCTACATGCGCAGCTGCCATTTTGGGGGGTGCCCTGGTCGCAATATAACGCGATCTAAGCCTATTTTTCGGACCCTTAGGGGTCCCACAGCCCCCAAACCCCGCGCTGACAGGGCCGTTTTGCGCATATCGTAACGCCCCTGAGCAGGGGAATGCCGTTTTGGGACCAGGGATTTCCCTTTTTGCACCGATCTAGGGCGCGTCAGGGCTGAATTTCCGCCCAAATCGCTATTTTTTCCGGATTTTTGCGGTGGAGGAAAAGAGAGAGGCTCTTTTCTTGGTTTCTAAGCCCCTTTTCCGATACCCGGGTCAACCTACTGGTCCTTGTCAGAAAGCTCCTGTTCGACGCCTAGCAGGGCGCTGATGCGCTGTTTGATGTCTTCCTTCGACATGGAGTCGATGTTCGCGTTGATGTTGAGGTTCTGTGATCTGTGAACCGTGATGCCGGCCATCTGATTCAGCTCTTTGATTGCTGACACACTGGCGTTGAAGTGCCCAGCCTCGAACGCTTTCTCTGCGATCTCGAACAGCATCTTCGCTGACTTCTCCGGGCGGATAGCGTATCGGTCTCGCAGCTCATCCTGTTTACTTCGGATGGCCTTAACCACATTGGGATGGTCTTTACCGTTGAGCAGTTTGCTGCTGGCATGACTTGGGAAACTAAAGCCGGCTCGCCTGGCTGCTTCGGTTTGACCCACCGCGCCTTCTGTGTAGTGCCACACAAAGGCGCTCTGCATTTCGGTCAGTCCGTACTCCTCGTCCTTTTCGAACTGTTCAGGTACGGCTGCTAGTTGGTTCTTTTCTTTTCTCGGTCTCCCACGCTTTTGTGCTGTAGGCATCCTGACTCCAGTGCTGTGTGAAACGCGGCTCTTGCGTCCTCGTCGGTGTAGGCTTGCTCACCCCAGGCGTCTCGCTCCGCGGTGTTTGCTACTCGCCATCTTACGAAATTGTCGTCTACGCTCAAACCACAATCGTACACAAATTGTTCGCCAGTGCAGGGTAGGGTGTGAGGGTAGGGTGCATTTGAGACTTTTGAAAAAAACATAAACTCTCCTGTATATACTCCTATATCTATATATATATATCATATTTTATAAGAGATATACCCTACCCTACACTGTGACAAAACACTCAATAATCAATAACTTAGACTATACCCTGTACAGGTAGGCATTTTTGCCACCCTGTTAATCGATCCCCATAATCCACAAAACACCACATTAGTCCGCGTCGTATGGGTTATTGTGCAGGGCATACACGTTGCTTTCAGTGCTACGGTAGTCGAGGTCGTATATCTTCTTGCCGTTCGATCTGCGAGGTTCTATGCCCTTCTGAGAGAGAATCCTGGCCGCCTCCTTAAAGTCTGACATCCGCGGTGATGATATCCCCAGGTCCTTGAGCAGCTTAGTCATCTGCACTGGCTTAGTGGTGCTGCTGTCAAAATCAACGTGCTCCAGGATCAGATCTTCAGTGCTGCTCTGAGTTCTGTACAGCTCATTGCTTGCCTCGAGCAGGGCTCGCTCTTCACTGGTCAAGAACCAGTTTTTCTCTCCGACTCGATAGAACCGCTCCTTGACCTCGGCCCAGAGCTGCTGCATATCGATTCCATGATCTGCGTTAATCGCCGTAACCGGGATAACCCAGAATCGTCGGTTGCCGCTACTGTCAGTCAGGAACTCCCGGGCGTTTACGCTCGCGTAGAACGCTGTGCGCCGAAGGTATGTTGTGTGTCCGCGGTCGTAGGGTAGGCGCATCTCATCGGTGCGCTTAGTGATGAACGCCTTCAGCTGATCCATGTCGCTTTTCTTGAACGTCGACTCGATCTCGCCCAGCTCTACAATCCAATGGCTCACGCACAGCTTGACTGAGTCTCGATCTGATGGATTGAGTGTGGCGCCCTCTAATAGCCAGCCGTCCTCGTAGTTTGCGAGCCGTTTGAACCACAGAGTCTTACCCAGGCCCTGAGCCCCCTGGAAAGTCAGTATGCCCTCGAGAGCAACGCCCTGGGGCTCGTATGCGGCCGCTACGCAACTGATAAGCCACTTAGTCATGAGCAACTCTTTCAGTGGAGTGTTGCTGCTGGTAATGGTGTTCAGGAAATCTTGCAGCCTATCTTTACCGTCCCACGGCCGGTGACTGATCCAATCCTGCACCGGGTTGTATTGCCGAGCCAGAACCTTGACATGGTCGCGTACCTTTTGATGCGGGATCCCAAGTTGAATGCATCGGTCCTCGATCTCGATGAGAGCGCCCTCCTCCTGCATGTCATCGATGAAGTCGGCGCCCGGTATGCTGTATTCGAATTTCTTTTTGATCTGGTTGTAGGCCACATCGATGTCATTGACGATCAGAACACCCTTGGTGTTGTCCTTCGTCATCAGGTATCGGCCCTTCTCTGTCTGGTTCCAGGCGTAGGCGACGGGCACGTTGAGCGTCTCCATCTTGGGCAACAGCTTGCCCTCCTGAGACATATCGTTGTAATCGCCAGGCTCTACTGGCTGGATGACCTCCGCCTCTATGCCCATGAGCTGTAACTCTTGGTGCGCGGCTTGGGCCTTTTCTTGGCCGACGCCAGATTCGTCGTTGTCTGCGACGATAACGTGTTTTGCGGCCGGGAAGTATCCACCGATCACCTTGACGACTTCTTTGATGTTGCCGGCATCCCAGGTTACGAACACCGGCTGTCGGTGATCAGAGTAGTAGGAAGCCGCGGTCGCGTATCCCTCGCAGTAATTGATGACCTTTGCATCGCGTATGTCATCGGTGCCCATGGCAAAAAATGAGCCCTTCTTTTTTGTACCTGGCAGGAACAGCTTTTGCCAGCTGCCGTCCTCCGATTTTTGCGGCGAGATAAACTGTAAGCCAACGATCCTCAATCGCTCATTGAGCACCGGGATCACCAGCCGGTCTCTGTGCGTGACTCGCAACCCATGGCTGCGCACATTCTTTTCTGTTAGATACGGGTGTGTCTCGCACGGCTGGTAGGTAGCCCACAGCTCATTGGCTTTCTCGGCGGTCTCCTCGTTTACAGTCTCCTGCCGGCGTGCAGCCTCTTCGCTCAGCTCTTTGATCCGGCGCCGATCCGCCTGTGTAAATTTGGTTTCGCCTTTGCCGCCCTTCCAGGTCACGGTAGGCTTACTGATGTCTACCCGGTAGTCGCCGATCATTCCGAACGGCCGGCCCTCGTTCCAGTAGAAAACATACCAGGCGTTCTGTTTGCCTGGTTTGTCATCCCGGAACTTGGCATGGTGATATCGATCATCTGCCTGAAAACCGGCGCTTGTGAACTCTATGTTTTGCTCCAGGACAAACGCCTGGAACTCTGCTTCGAGTTGGGACGCCATCGGCGTCGATAAGTCTTTTGGTTCTGTTCCCTTGATGATCGTTGGCATTGTTGATTTACAAATTGTAGGAGAAGTGTGTAAAGTTACCCTAAATCTACTACATAGGACAAATTAAAATGCCAACCATCATCAGCGGCTCTTCTGGATCAGGGTCTAGACCAAAAATTCCGCCAGGTCTTTATGAAGGTGTTGCGTACATGATCGCACAGCTTGGGACGAACTGGCACAAGTTCGCCGGAGATGAGGAGCCCAAGAAACAATCCAAGGTTGCAATATTCTGGGAGATACCCTCTATCCGGGATGACGACGATAAGCCAGCAACGGTGGCTCATACCTATACAGCTTCTTTAGGTAAGAGTGCGCGATTGTACAAGGACCTTATCAAGTGGCGTAACAATAAGGAGTTTACGCCGGAGGAGCTTGCGGGGTTTGACCTGGAAAATGTTCTTGGCGTGACATGTAATCTGGACATCGTGATGAATGCTAACGACAACCCAAAGGTTGACGGGGTGTTGACTGCAAATGGTGGTGCGAAAAAAATCGCGACGATTCATGAGCAATCGGTTTTTGAGTTGGATTCATACTTGCGCGAGTATTCCGGGCAGTCGGATGCAGAATCCAAGCGTATGTGTGATCTGTTGGAAATGCTTTTGCCGTTCCAGCGGGATCTGATTTTGGGATCAGACGATGGTACGAAAGAGCCCTGCTTCGAACTGCAAGCGATTCGTAGTAAGGGCGGGTCTGCCCCGGAGCCAGTGGCCACACCACCGGCGGTCGAGACAACAGCTCCGGCGGAAGAAGAGTTCGAAGACGACATTCCGTTTTAACATATAGTGTAGTTAATACTGGTGCTTATCCCTTGAGCAGTTGGCACTCCTGCGCGGTCCAGGGCCAGTTAAAGGCCGCTACATGAGGAACAGCTATGGCTAAACGAGGAAGACCGAGAAAAGAGGATTTGATCAACTCTCCCAAACACTACAAAGATGGTGACGGCGTAGAGTGCATCGATGCGATGATCGCAGCCTTCGGCAGGGAAGCAGTAAACAACTACTGTCAGATAGTGAGCTTCAAATATCTATGGAGAGCAGGAAAAAAAGATGGCAACGATAAACAACAAGATTTGGCAAAGTGTGCTTGGTATACCAACTTCGCTATGGGGAAAGATCCCCGGGCAGATAAGTAGGTATGCGTTTTTACCGACGTTTACTGGCTGCGCGATGGCGCTATCTGCTTTGACCGGGCTGGTGATAGGTACGATACTTGGAATCGAATTCGGCTAGGGTTTTCATCACGCCCTCCAACAACGCCCCGTCCGTTGTGCCGGTAGGCGGGACTAATAATTAGGTCAGGGTGGTTTAGTAATCCACCTCACTACTACGTTCCCGTCCGTAGATGACCAAAGGCGGGACTAACAAGGAGTGATGATGGAATTTAAAGAAGGTATTTACGAAGGGCTAGACTATCCAACCTATGCCTCGATCCCCGCGGTGCGCTCGCACGATCTTACAGATATTGTGCGGTGCCCCTTCACTTGGAAAAACCTGGAGAGAAAAGAGAGCCCAGCGCTTCATGAAGGCCGGGTGCAGCACACAGTGTTTCTGGAGCATGAAAAGTTTTTCGATGAGTTCGCCTTGGAGCCAAACGTCGACCGACGCACCAAAGCTGGCAAAGCAGAGTATAACGATTGGTTGGAAGGGCTAGGGGACAGAACACCATGCAAGGTGGACCTGTACGAAACCTGTTTGTCCCGACGAGCTGTGGTCGAGGAGTTTGTGCCGGCACCAGAGCACTCTGTCGAGTTAACGATTTGTTTCTACTGGTGCGGACAACCGTGCAAAGCCAAGCTCGATTGGCACACTGGCACTGACGTATGGGATTTGAAAACCTGTCGAGACGCATCGCCCCGCGGATTCCTGAACGCTATCAATACGTTCCGGTATCACCAACAGGCGGCCTACTACATCCAGGCGTGCAGGGCGGCCGGGCTACCGACCAATAAGTTTTACTTCCTGGCGCAAGAAAAGGCGCAGCCTTACCCTTACGCAGTTTACAGCCTGGACGATGAGGCCATTGCTTATGCAGACTCTGCAAACGAGCGAGCTATGGCTTTGTTGCTAGAGTGCCGGGAGAAAGACGTCTATCGACCGTTCGGTTTAAGCGGTGAAGTAGAGTTCTCTCTGAATGATCTGCGATGACCAACAAGAAAAGTTATGGGCGGCCGAGATCAAATACTATGCCGCCAGGGACATCTATCACAAGCGTGAAAAGCGGACAAAAATCAAGCGCATTACTTGGCAGCAATGGTGGGAGTCTCGTTTCAACGATTCTTACAATGAATACATACAAAAGATGAAGGCAAGACCGGGATCCGGTTTAAGCTTGCATGAATTTTTTGCTCAGGTGGGAGAGCTATGAGGCTGTTGTGGATTCTGTTACTGGCGGGATGCGCAACTACGGGTGAGAGTAAATATTGGGACCAGCTTGGCCCTGACCAGGTGAACTGCCCCCGCAGTAG